AGAATAGCTTATGTATAGACCGATTACAATGTATCAGATTGTTTGCGATAGATGCGGAGAAGTATTTGGAGGTACAGATACTTGCTCTGCACTATTCAGTAACAAAGAAGTTGATATTGGTGACTACTCTGATTGGGAAATGATAGATGGCAAACACTATTGTCCCGATTGTTATGAAGTAGAGGTCATTGATGGAGTGTATAATGTTAAAGCTAAATAGATATGAACATATTAGTTGATAAGACCGTACTATTCATTGATTTGGATGGTACTTTGATTAAAACGGCATCTGGGAAGACGTTTCCTGAAGATTGCACTGATTTCATTATCCGAAAAGAAGTTTTGGATAAAATTGCAAGAAGGATGCCAAATTTATTTTGGGTAGGTATTGTTACCAATCAAGGAGGGATACCTCAATTTGTCTCAAAACAAGACTTTGAGACAAAGTTTGAATGTATTATCCAGTTTGTTGGCTCATATTTAGGAAACAGAATACCTAAATTTTGTAGTGTGAAAACGAGTGTATTTGTCTCTGGATTATACAGTGCTTCTACAGATAAAGATAACAAGAATAGAAAGCCAAATATAGGAATGTTAGAACATTTACAAGAATACTTTGGCGAGAATGATAAAAGCCAAATGATAATGATAGGCGACGCCAGTGGTAAACCTGGAGATTTCTCCGATTCAGATAAGAAATGTGCCGAGAATTTTGGTATCGATTATCTTGACGTAGAGGACTTTCTTAACGATAAAAGCTTATGAAAATAGAAAGTATCAAGTTCAAGGCTAAACGTCTTGATAATAACACTTGGGTAGAAGGTTACTTCTATGCTGAATGCGGTAATACTTACATCATCGAGGATAGGCAGAGTGAATCAATGCTTAATAGAAACGAGGCACATCAGGTTGACCCTTTAACGGTCTGCCAATTCACAGGTCTGAAAGATAGTGAGGGAAAGGAGATTTGGGAAGGTGATATTCTCGAAGGAGAATCTAAATCTGAAGTCGTTTACACTAAAGGCACTTTTACAATTTCCTTTATTGATTACAATAAAAGAGTGTTTTCTTATCCTTTATGTTATTACATAAAAGAAGACGGAACGATTGATGGTAAAGTTATTGGTAATAAATTCGATAAAGAGAATTAGAGTATGAAGATTAGATTGGCAAATAAGATAATGAAGCATAATACTCCTTATTGGATATTTCGTTATCTCTGCTATAATCACGTATTATTACCGGGAGCGGGATATGAAGTCGATTTCAAAGACCACCGCATCACCAAGGCGACAAGCCTAACGAATCACTGGAATGCCAGTAGGCATATTAACGAATTGATAAAGATCAATAAGAAATGTCCGTTCAAGCTAAGAGGTATTCAACGTGATGTGGAAAGATTAAAACAGTATAGCGTATGAAAGAAGAAAGATGTTGTGGTAACTGTCATTGGTTTGACAACGAAGACGTTTACGGCGTAGGATGGTGCAGTAATAACGAGCACGAATCATCTTGCGACCAAGTGTGTAGTGAACATAAACCAAAGATACAATTATGAATGATAAATATATAGCACAAATTGCAAAAGAATTGACTGATTGCTTAGATTGGATGCAAGAATCATGTACAGCTAATACAGATGTTACATTAGACGAATTAATAGAATGCAGTGATGATATATACGAGGTTATTGTTGATATTCACCTTATTAATGGTGATGTGTTGACTATAAGAAACGAATGTGTAAGAAGTTTTGAAGCGAAAAAATATATGGGAGCGACGTCGGAATCCGATTTTAGCGATGGTAATATAATAGCTGAAATTGAAACACTCACTCCTAAATATCATTCTATTAGAATACCACTGACATCTATATGTTGGATAGATTCACATGCAGAGAATATTAATTGGGAAAAATACAAATTGGAAAAAAGAAATTAAAGAAATTCAAAAGAGAAAATATGGAGAAGATTTTTAGACATTTCAAAGGAGGTTATTACAGATTTATTACTGAGGTCACTAATAGTGAAACTCAGGAGAAAGAAGTTGTTTATCAGGCTCTCTATGGGGAGCACAAGGTTTGGACTCGTCCTGCCGATATGTTCTACGGAAAGGTGAACGTTGATGGTGTTGAGTTTGATAGATTCACCGAGGTTGTTGGTGTGCCTGTGTTATTCAAAAAGACCAACGAGAACGCTATTATGCCAACTAAGGCGCACGATGATGATTTCTGCTATGAATGCTATGCCGTATCAGAAGAAGAGGTTGCGCCTAACGTATGGAAATACGGTCTCGGATTTGCGCTACAGATTGAAAACCGCAACAAACCTGCCGACATTTCTAGGTGCCTTACGTTCCGTTGTCGCTCTTCTATATGGAAGACAGGTATGATTCTCAGTAACGGTGAAGGCACTGTCGATGACTCGTACACCGGCGAGATTTCTGCCGTATTCTATCACGTTATGCCAAATATGCCAAGATATAAGGTTGGTGACAAAATCGTGCAATTCCACCTAGAAACAAGTGACAACATCATGTTCTTTAAGACCGACGAATTATGTAAAACAGAGCGCGGCGATAACGGCTACGGCTCTTCTGATAAAAAGTAATACATGAATATCACAGATGAACAGAAAACGTATATAAAGGAACACCCTTACGAATCTCCTTACGCTATGGCCAAGAGCTTCGGTTGCGCAGTACAGACTGTTTACTGGTGGCTACATAGGCTGCATGGGGATTCTTTTAAGGACGCAAGAAAGGAGCAAAGAGAGAAGATCAGAGAATCTGTCCGTAAGCTATATCCGGATTACTCTTCTTCTGAAATTTCCAAAGAACTTGGAATAACAAAGTCATGTGTAACAAGCATAGCAAAGGCACTTGGCGTTACTCATACCCAGGAAACGGAAGAAAGACTTCGGTTGAAATGTGCACAGGCAATAATAAGACCGGAGATAATAGCTAAACGTTCTGAATCTCTAAAAAAGACGCTGAGGCTTGACAGGTACAGAGCAACGAATGGAATAAAACAGAAGACACGACGCAAGTTCAAGACCATTCCGAGCAGATGTCTCTGTGCAAGGAACTATCTCTGCAATAAATACAACTACTTCTACGACAAAGATTACGGAGAGCTGCTTACCGTGTTCTACGACAGCGAAACCAAAATGTTGACAGAAGAGCAGCAGAAACACTACGAGACGAAGTATGGTATCAAGTTCCTCCAGGGAGCTGAAGAATAATTTCTGTGCATTATCTATATTGTTTAGGGGTGGCTACACATCGCGTGCGGTCACCCCTTTTTTCTTGTAAATCAATTAATAACCAAATAAAAACATTAGAAAAAAACTAAGAACGTTTGTGTAGCTTTAATTTCCAGTATATCCAACCTAAAAATGCGAGAATGCCTATGAAAAGACAAACTGAAGCTATCTTACCTATATTCAAAAATGCCCTGTCAGTTCTTGATAGTTGTTTCTCTACATATACTTTATCTTTCGATATTTCGCTTATCGTTGAGATTAAGGAGTCACACTTGCTATGATATATCGCAGCACTATCCTTGTATTCCTTAAGACTAGAAATACTATCTCTCAGTATCTGTACATCTTCCTGTGATATCTCGTGATATTCGTAGTGAAATCTGTCTTCGCCGACTTTGTTTCCGTTCACATCGTACTTCGAAGCTGTACTATCCCTTATATGAGTCTTCTCTTTCGAGGTAGACTTTACAGACTCTTTATGCGATGCTCTGTATGATTCCAGTTCATTAATAAGCCTTGCGTTAAAGAGTGAATCCCACTTAGCCTCGTTACGCTTATCGGTGATGTATGTCTGTTTCTCTATCACACGTTCTTTCGCCTTACATCTACAGAACATTGATAGAATCAGCATTGCTACTGCAATGGCAATTACAACCCTTGTTATCTTATCAATCAGTTTCATAATCTACTGAATTACAATCGTTACTTTTTCCTTTTTATCCCAAGCTGTCTTCATAGTCTGAATGAGCTTGTTTGTCCAAAATCGAGAATCGCTAACCCATCCTTTCTTATCGTTTTTACCGATAAGAATACACCCCTCTGTGTCTTTTGCCGAGTTACCGGAATGAATACGGATACCATCGAACCCTGGCACATCCTTCAATAATGGAAGCATTTTCTTGAATCTGTTAGAGTAGGTATATACGCATTCATAACTGCCGACTGGTATTGCAGTCTGCCCATATACCTTTTTGTTTTTTATTTCGTTCAAATCCATTTTTTGATTCAATCCTCTGTCTGTATCTTCAAGAGTATTGCATCCGAACAAATTTCCATTCACGTACAGACGGCTAATAGTATAGCCATCCCTTTGCCAAGCTCTATCAATTAGTACTTCCATTTTTGTTTTCCTCCTCTTTTTTATCAAACTCCTGATTCAATCTCTCCAATATCGGTTTCCAATAACTAGGCGATGCCTTTGCAAACTCGAATCTCAAAATGTAGTAAATAACTCTGAATGCTACATTCTTAGGGTATGCCTTGATGAGGTTTTTGAACGCGTTGCATAGATACACATAGCAGAAAATGTATGTAAGCATCTTTATTACAAACAAAGCCTCATTTCCGTCATTACAGCCTATCATGATACCATATATCACATAGTCAATGGTAAGATAGAGCAACATTTCAAGTATGGCGTTTACAAACTTTGATGCCGAAAAGTTTTTGCATCGTACAACACTAACTCCATCAGCCCTCATACCACAAAAGATGTTGAAGCCGAAAGCAATTACTAGCGCCAGCACGAAACCTTCAGTTGGCGTTGCAAAGGCAAGTATAGCAGAGGAAATTGTAACCACTATCTGCCTAATCTGTGAAGAATCTAATAAATTTGTCATAATCTGTTATCCTGAATAATATATAAAAATAAAGTTTCGGTCTCTTTCTGCAAAGATAGCAAAAAAAACCGAAACTTCATTCAGAATAACGAAAAACTTTATACTTTTAAATCATGATACGGCAATTCTCCGTTATTTAAGAAAGAAATGCACTCATCGAAAATCTTACGTTCATAATCGAGCGCATTGATTTTTGGAAACCATTTCTTTATCTTTTCGTCATTGCGTTTTACCATTTCTCCCCAGAGAACACACCAGTCTTCGAGATTGATTTTATCATTCTTAACTTCGTGCCAATAGTCTTTCGCCACATCCTTTGTGTAGAGCTGGTTTATGAGACAAAGATGTAAGTCTGCCATTTCTTCATCAAAATGGCACTCACCAATTTCACTCTGTACCTGCTTCATCATATCAAGCATTATGCTGTCGTTCATCCCTACCTCGCAACAATCTGCCATTATTGTGACGCAGTTCTTTATAGCCTGTATATCGTTGCTTGCCAATATGTTTTCAAATACCCTTTTCATAACCGTATGTTTTTAGTGTTACTTCAAGAAATACTCTCTGATGTCGTACACACCATCCTTGTCTTTCAATAAATCGAGTGCAAGGCTGTGGGCGTACTTAACCAGATGTTCAGAGCCAATCTCCTTAACATCTTCCTTGTCGAGTATCTTAGCAATGGTGCATCCGTGGTCGCTTACAACCTGATTCATGGCAACGTACAAAGCATAATCGTTGTAGTAAGGCTTCTCTTCTGTTGCAAGTCCGAGACCAGTCATAGCATTGAGCCATGTCTGCATATCCCAGGTTACTGGTGGATTCATACCGTTTACAATCTCAGATGCCTCCTTCTTGGTGAGATAGTTCTTCCACTTTATGGCGCAAAGCTTATCAAGATACTCTTGCGCCAACTCTGGGTGTTTGGATGCCATATCCTTCATCATGCAGCGCATCGTATCTCCAAATACGTGCATATACTTTACGTTTGCTGATGATTCCATCATCCCATACAGCTCATCAAACTTACTCATAATCTCTTTTGCTTCCATATTATTTTATTTATATGATTATTATTCTGATGTTATCAGACTTCTCAACTCTTCAAAATCATTTTTGGTAAAGCTGATGCTCTTTTTTCTACCAAAGAGGATAGTCGTTATGATGTTGTCGGGCAAATCAATAATCAGAGCACCTCCATCAATGCGACCTTTAATAACTCCGAAATCAAACTCATAGTTGCTTATATTCTCTAACATCTGCATGAGGTCTGAGAATATGGTATCAGCATCTATGTTGCCGTCTTCATCGGCAATGAATAGGGTAGCGTTGTCAATGCTCTTACCCCAACTATCTTTATTTTTAGCGATGATATTGTGTGAAGCTCGCTTCATATACACGGAAGGGATAGCCAATGCAGGATTTTCCTTCACCATATCACTTATTCTTGCGTCTGCCCACAAATCCAAAGATGTAAGCAGTTTCTCTTTCAATTCTGTTACGTTCATTTCTTAGTTCCTCCCTTCTTTGTCCCTTGAACCATAGCGAGATACTCTTGCCACGTTTTATCACTATGATTTGTCATATAGTCGTTAAGCATAGCGGTTTTCTGCTCTTCCGCCTGTGCTACTTCTTTTCTCAGTCGTTGCATCAAAGACAAATGTTTCTTTAATGCCTCCTGTCCTTGCTGAGTGCTTTCGATACGAGGGCGTATGATGCGCAATTCCTCGTCTTGCACTAGCTTAGACACATATTGCAAGCTATTAACGTATTCCTGATTTTGCATCAAGTACTGACGTTGTGCGCCTGTAAGATTGTCTTCTATCTTGTCTATCTCATCCCAAAGTGGGGTGGAAGACTGCTGCGCTTGCATATTGATAGATGCTCGCTTCTGTTGTATTGCCTCATACATCTTCTGTAGCTCGGCATCCATCATTGGCGGCTGTTGCTGACTTGTGCCCATATCCAATAATGGGCTATTTCCAAAATTCATCATAATCAATACAATATCTTTAAGTTGGTGATATATTATAGAGAGGTGAGAGGGCATCCACCAACGAGGGCAAACACCCCTCACCAACTCATTTTTTCTTAGTCCGTCTAACCGACTTCCTTACTGCTCTGTTACGCTCCTGTAGTGGGAGTAGAAGGAGCAGTGCAGTTACAGCCATAGCTGCCGTAACCAGTAACTACTGGTGTAGATGGGAGCACAAGCTGACCATCAATCTTGCGGCAGCACTTCTCGTTAACGTAAGCCATCATAAGCTTCTCCTTGTAAGGAGTGAGGGCTTCCATAACGGCTACCTTCTTGTCAAGGTCACTATACTTTGCTTGCAACGCATCGTACTGGTCTCTCTGATTCTTGTACAGACCGAAGTCCGCATCAATCTGAGACTTGTAAAGACCGAACTCAGCCTCCATTGCACGGCGGTTCTCGGCGTTGATAGCATCGTTAGCACCCTTGTACATAGAGAACTTCTCTGCGATGTCAGTTTCACGCATAGCGTAGAACTTGTTAGCGGTGTCGAGCTTCAAACCGAACATGTAGGTAAGCAACTTCACCTCATCATCGCATTCCTTTTCCATTACCTGCAAGGCGGTTGGCTGATTAGAGCTTGTGTTAGCCCCATAGGTGTTGATGTTCACGTTCTCAGGCATATTGCTGCTACCGAGAGAACCGAATACACCACGACCATTGCCGTTGAGCAAAGCTAAAGCCAAGCCACCGATGCCAATTCCGAGGGCTGTTCCTGCCAAACCCTTGCTGGCATACTCCTTCTTACCATCTTCGTAGATTTTCTTCTCTACTACTTTTGCATCTGTCATTTCCATGATACAATCTTTTTAAGTTATCCTTAATAATTAACTAACACTATTGTAACGTTACGGATGCAAAGGTACAAAGAATAGGGGAGAGCAAATATAACTCTATCACACTTTCTTTTAGTTGTTGATTATCATAGATTTAAGGTGATAGAAGGTAATGTCATAAATAACAAAAAAAAGAGAGGCAATCACTTACCTCTCTTACTCTTAATGAAGTGCAGAATATCCCACTTCTTCCAATATCGGGTGTGCCCACGCTTCTTGCATTCTCCGTTCGGGATGTCACCCCTAGCGACCATCCTGTTCAACGTAGCATCAGAAACGTGCAATTTCTCTTTAACCTCCTCGGTGCTCATCATAGGGTTAAGCATATCGGGGATGATGTCACACAATCTATCTAGGTCATCATCACTCATACCGCAGGCGGTGATTTTCTCACCATTTCGCTGTTGCTCGTCTGCCTTAAAGCAAG